CAGAGTTAATTGCAAAATACATTGAAGAAGACTTCAATACTATAACCGTTTATAAACCAAGAATGGTGCAAGCGGGCCCGCAAGGGGTCGGTTTGCTAAACGGTATTTGCATGACTGCAAAAGAACCGAATGGTAATTTTCAATTACCAAAACACGGTGTTTTGTTTATGGCAGAAACAGTTGATGAACTTGCCGCTGGATGGACTAAACAGACTACTGGTTTAGACTTGCCAAATAAATCAATTATCTCTTGACATAATCGTGTCTTTTTGATATAGTAGTAGAAACTTAACCAAAGGAAATAAAATGAAAGACGAAACTCTTCTCGTAGACTACATTCGATTTGTAGATGAAGTCACTTCTGAGGCCTCAAAAGACCCACAGGAGTTTTCTGACGCACTAGATATTATTGATGAGACATCTGGTATCTCACCAGAACGTCTTATTACTGCCGCAATGGGTATTTGTGCAGAAGGTGGAGAATTTACTGAAGTAGTAAAGAAGTGTGTATTCCAAGGGAAACCTATGGATGAACATACAATATATCATTTGAAACGTGAGTTGGGTGATATTATGTGGTATATTGCACAAGGATGTATCGCACTTGAAATTCCTTTGGAAGATATAATTTGGATGAACATTGAAAAACTAGAGGCACGTTATCCTAATGGGTTTGATCAATTTCGTTCAGAAAACAGACAAGACGGAGACGTATAATTTATGGACTTTTTTAAAGACATTGCCAAGACAGCAGGCAACGAATATGCTGCACTAGTATCAGATGGCGTTGAAGCAGGGGATGTAGATTCCTTTATTGATACTGGCTCTTACATTTTCAACGCACTACTATCTGGTAGTATCTATGGTGGACTACCATCAAATAAAATCACTGCTGTTGCTGGTGAATCTGCAACTGGTAAAACATTTTTTGTGATGGGTATGGTTAAGTCATTCCTTGATGCAAACCCAGATGCTGGTGTGTTGTATTTTGAGTCTGAATCTGCAATCACAAAACAGATGGTTATTGATAGGGGTATTGACCCTGCTCGTATGGTTATTCTTCCAGTGACAACTGTGCAAGAATTTAGAACACAAGCAATCAAAGTTCTAGACAAATATATGGAAACACCAGAGGGTGAACGTCAACCTATGATGTTGTGTCTTGACTCACTTGGTATGTTGTCCACTACAAAAGAAGTAGAAGACACTGCTGAAGGTAAAGAGACTCGTGACATGACAAGGGCACAAGTTCTCAAGGCTGCGTTTCGTGTATTGACATTGAAACTTGGTAAAGCAAAAGTTCCAATGATTGTGACTAACCACACTTATGATGTTGTTGGTTCAATGTTCCCTACCAAAGAAATGGGTGGTGGTTCTGGACTCAAGTATGCCGCATCTTCAATCGTATATCTTTCTAAGAAGAAAGAGAAAGATGGAACTGAAGTTGTTGGTAACATCATTCACTGTAAGAATGCAAAGTCTCGTTTGACTATTGAAAACAAGATGGTTGATGTTCGTCTGATGTATGAACGTGGACTTGACCGTTACTATGGTTTGCTTGAACTTGCATTGAAATATGGTATTTTCAAATCAGTATCAACTCGTATTGAGTTGCCTGATGGAACAAAGACATTTGGTAAGACAATCAATAATGACCCAGAGAAATTCTTTACTCCAGAGGTTATGAAACTACTTGATGATGCTGCATCACAAGAGTTTAAGTATGGTAATAAAAAGATACAGGAAATAGAAGAGGAAGTTGAGGATGTTGACACCGAAGCAGAAGTTTGATAAACTTTGGATGTTAAAAGAAGAAATTGAATATGCAGAAAGTCAAATACGTCCACACGATACAGGACATATTAGCACTGCTATTGGATGGATGAACAGTCGATTGAAAACACTCAAAGAAGAGTTGGAGAGTGAGTTAGAAAAAGTTAATGACTAACTTTATTCAGACATATGATGATGTAATTAGTAAACAATTTTGTGACCAACTAATTGCAATGTTTGAGGAATCTCCAGAACATCATGAGGAGATTTTCTTGGAAGGCCATAGATCATTCACACAAGTGACGTTGCAACAACACGCTGCATGGCGTCCATTTGCTATTGAACTTCAGAATGTTTTCGATCAATACATTAGTCGTTATATGGAAGACTGTAATGTTACTAATAAGATGTTCCCACAACAATATTCTTATGAAATGTTTAGGATGAAACGATATCTTCCTAACGACATAGATGAATTTTCTGACCATGTAGATGTTGGGAATTTAGATAGTGCAAGACGGTTTCTTGTTTTCTTCTTATATTTGGCAGAAAATGAAAGAGGGTTTACTGACTTCCCACAATATAACATTAGAGTTGTTCCCAAAGCAGGAAGGATGACAATGTTTCCCCCCCTCTGGCCATGGCTCCATGCTGGAGTTAAACCGATTGATAAACCTAAGTATATCATAGGGAGTTACTTGCATTATGTATAAATTTGTAGAGAATAAAGATAAGACTTGGACAGGTATTGGACTGACTGAAGAGGCAGGAAAATATCAAGGAGTTGTTTATCGTTATGGTGAAGTTAAAGTAATTGAGAATGAAGAAAAAACAGAAGCTTCTTTACAATTTGAGTTTGATGTGTTAGACTCTAATGGACTACCAAAAGAAATGTTTGACGATGATTTTTATAAAGTTATTGGAGATGTTTTAACGGATATTTTAGAACAACAAATGAAAGAGGATGCCCTACAGTATGTCAACACAGACAATTGAAAGAACAACACTTAGTAATCTAGTTTATAATGAACCTTACGCTCGTAAGGTTTTGCCTTTTATAAGAGCAGAGTATTTTCAAGATAGACATGAACGAGTTGTCTTTGAAGAGATTACGAAGTTCATGGAGAAGTATGGTAATCAACCTACCAAAGAAGCACTATCTATTGAACTAGATAATAGATCTGACTTGAATACAGAAGAATTCAAAACAGTTCTAAATGTTGTTGAAACATTGTCTGATGCAAAAGTTGATATGAATTGGCTTGTGGATACTACAGAAAAGTTCTGTAAAGACAAGGCAGTATATAATTCTATTCTTGCAAGTATTCAAATTATTGAAGGTAAAGATAAACAACACACACCAGAAGCAATCCCATCAATCTTACAAGACGCTCTTGCAGTTGCATTTGATAATAATGTAGGACACGATTATGTAGAAGATGGTGAAAACCGATTTGAGTTTTATCACAAGAAAGAAGAGAAACTTGAATTTGATTTGGATTATTTCAACAAGATTACTAAAGGTGGACTTCCACAGAAAACTCTGAATATTGCACTTGCTGGAACAGGTGTTGGTAAGTCTTTGTTTATGTGTCACATGGCAGCATCCACACTGATGCAAGGTAAGAATGTTCTCTATATTACTATGGAGATGGCAGAAGAACGTATTGCAGAACGAATTGATGCGAACTTGATGAACATCACAATGGAAGATTTGCATAGTCTTCCTAAGAAAATGTTTGAAACAAAACTATCTAAGATTCAAAAGAAAACCAATGGTAAATTGATTATCAAAGAATATCCAACTGCATCTGCACACAGTGGACACTTTCGTGCATTGTTAAAAGAACTTGCACTAAAGAAATCTTTCAAACCAGACATTATCTTTATTGATTATCTGAATATCTGTTCTAGTTCACGATTTAAGGGTAATGCGAATGTGGGTTCTTATTTCTATATCAAGGCAATTGCAGAAGAACTCAGAGGACTTGCAGTAGAAAATAATGTTCCTATCATGTCTGCAACACAGACTACTCGTGGTGGTTATGCAAACTCTGATGTAGGACTAGAAGATACAAGTGAATCGTTTGGACTTCCAGCCACTGCTGACTTAATGTTTGCGTTGATATCGACAGAAGAACTTGAAGGACTGAACCAAATTATGGTGAAGCAACTTAAAAACAGATATAATGACCCAGGCATGAATAAGAGATTTGTTATTGGTATCGACAGAGCCCGTATGAAACTATATGATTGTGAACAAGAAGCACAAGATGATATAGTTGATAGTGGACAAGATACACCAGTATTTGACAATAGTAGAACTGCACAATACGACAAATTTAACGATATTAAAGTTTAATTTGTTTTAAAAACATCTTGACAATTCTGGATGTTTCTGTTATTATAAATAATGATGTAATAACTTTGTGTAAATGGAAACTGTGTCAAAATGCTTAAATTTTCTGATTATCTTACTGAAGATAAAGGTGGGAAGAATCTACACCTAGAACATATCGAAGATGAAATTTTGAATTTCGGAGTTGATGGAGGCCGTGCTTCTATCAATTTTGTTCGTTCACTTAGAGATATGTTGGCGGGTGCATCTCGTTCATCTGTAAACATGACTGTCAAATGGGATGGTGCTCCTGCAATTTTTGCTGGTATCGACCCAGAAGATGGACGTTTCTTTGTTGCAAAGAAATCAGTTTTCAACGTAAATCCAAAACTATACAAATCTGCTTCAGAAGTTGATGCAGATGTTTCTGGTGCATTGAACTCTAAGTTCAAGACTGCACTTGCAGAGTTTTCTAAGTTGGGTATTAAAGGTGTGCTTCAAGGAGACTTGATGTTCACTGATGATGTATCAACAGAAACTATTGACGGCAAGTCCTACCTTACATTCCAACCAAACACAATCGTATATGCAGTTGATGTGAACTCAGACTTGGGTAAAAAAATCAAGAATGCAAAGATTGGTGTAGTGTGGCACACCACATATTCTGGTAAAACTCTACAAGATATGAAAGCATCATTTGGTGCAAATATCAGTGGACTACAGAAACCATCTACTGTTTGGATGGATGATGCAACTTACAAAGATACATCTGGAACTGCAACGATGACTGCCGCAGAAACCGAAAAGGTTACTGCATCATTATCTGCTGCTGGTTCTACATTCAGATCAATTAACTCTGCACTACTTAATAAATTCCTTTCTCTACAAAAT